TAGCTGTGCTTCTCGCAAGGGGCAGCCGGGTCTTGCTTGTAGACGCTGACGAGCAGAAGAGCGCTTGGGACTGGGCGCAGCAGAGAGATGTTCTGAGGCCATTTGGTGAAATGGCAACCTTTTCTACTGTTTGCATGTCAGGCAGATCTGTTTTTTCTAATTTAATGAGAATGAAGTCCGATTATTCCCACATCATAGTCGATACGGGAGGAAGAGATACAACCTCTCAGCGCTCTGCCATGTGTATAGCAGATAAGGTTATTTTTCCCTTCAAGCCAAGCTCCATAGACATATGGACCATGGGTCTGATAGGGGGCATCTTGTCTGAGTGCGTCAATCCTGATCTTATGGCGTACTCCGTCATAAGCCAGGCAGATCCAGTCGGAAAAGACAACCAAGAGGCTCTCGAAATTCTCAAGGAATTCAAGGAAATAATAACACTAGACTGCATGATCGGCAATCGAAAAGCGTTCCGAAATGCGGCCGCAGAAGGCCTCGGAGTTCACGAGCTTGGTGTAAGGGATGTTAAGGCATGTCGAGAAATTGATGTTCTCTTCGACGTAATATACAGTTGATATATAAATATCATACACTCAACATACATGGTGCATATGTCAGTAAAAAAGAAGTTACAGAATTCTGTGGATAAGTTTATAGACCAGGGAGCAGACGTCCGAACGGCCAAGGGAGCGGGTTTTAAAAATGTATTGATCAGAATACCCACGGACATTCTCAGCGAAATAGATGCCTGTGTGGAGAGAAAGCCGTGGATAACGAGAACGCAGTGGGTCGTGGAAGCGATACATTGCAGGCTTAAGGAAACTTGCTAAGCAAGTAAAATCTTGGGCTTTTTTTCCACTTGAGGAGATCCCATGAGGTGGTCTCCTCTGTACAATTCATTTTCAGTCCAATTGCCTTCGTCGTCTTTTTTGAATCCAAAGTATTCTAGTTGCAAGTTTTCCCATCTTTTGATTGTTAAAACGTACTGAGGATCATATAGATCGGAACTAAGCAAAACATTCATCATCTGCGAGCGATGGGGTAGTTCCCAGCAGAAGTAAACAGTTCCTCCAGGATAGACGTGAAAGACCATGCTGTCCTGCTCTGGGTAAGGCCTGTACTTCGTTATTTTTCTGATTCTAACTAGTCCTCTCTTGAGCATTAGATCGTATTTCTCGTATATGGCCAGGTAGAAGGGTTTTCCGTTCATTTCTTTTTCGCCAGCTTCTATGGCCTCGTTGATATCCTTCACGAGGTCTTTCTTTATTTCGTGATTCACATCCCCAATGACCACACCCCTTTCTCCACTTATCAGGGCATCTCTATAAATTGATCCGACTGTATTGCGACTAGGGTCGATACTTGACTTGTTGTCCACGTTTTTACTCCATCTTTCGATTATTCGGTGTACTTGGGAACCTTTCTGGTCCAGTGTTCGCTTATTTGCTGTTTGTGCCCTCTTTCAGCGCATGCACGGGAACAAAAGACGCTTCTTTGGCGCTTTTTTTCACCTGCACTAACGGCAACGGGTCCGTCGC